AATACAATCTTTTTCATAAATGTTTACTATGGATCTTGCACCCTATGAATTCGTTATAGTAATCATCCCTCAAAAGTACATCAAGGTCAAATTGTTTTTTTGCCTCATAGTAGGTACATTCGCCCTTGGTCTTACATAGACGAAGTATCTCTCGGTGGAAGCTATTATAGCCTTGGCTCTCGACCAACGACTTTACCTCGTCACTTGAGCCATAATAGACTTGCCAATCAGACTCTTTCTGTACAGTGCGCTTTCTAGTCTTTCCTTTTAGTGGCGGTAGCTTTCGTGTAGACCAGAACCACTTCTTACCGATGTACTTTTTGTTGTTGACTAAGTTGGTTATCTCATAAACAAAACCTACATTATCCTGTATCATTTCGGAAGTGAACGACCTACCTTGATAAGACCAGCTATAGGTCTGAGTAAGATCATTATTGTATTCATGAGATAGATTAGTCATTAGTCTTCAAAATCCAATTCATCAATTGATTGATTCTCATCATCATACACTATACTGCTTTCAGCACCGCAGAACGGACAGAACAAAGGATCGCCCTCCTCCAAACCAAATTGATCTTCATCATAGTGCAACGAGTACTCTGCCCCGCAATGATTGCATTCGAGAGAATTTTCCATTATACTCATAAAGACATTCCAGCAAAGGTATTCTCGTTGACGTCCTTTTTGACACCACCGACAATATATGATGTTATTTCAGTCTCCTGAGGAGCTACTTGCACATCGCCCCCGCTGATCCACTTTTGTGTCCATGGAAGAGGATTTGCCTGCTCTACCTTGTAAGGTGACTTATACCCCAGCGCATACATTCTCTTGCTGGCTATCCATTCAACATAATTACCTAGTAGTTGCGCATTGAGACCAATCATAGAACCATCCTTAAACAAATACTCTGCCCACTTCTTTTCTTGCTGTACTACACTATCAAACAGATTGATTACGTTTTGCTCGTTCTTTTCCTTTATAGCTGCGAACTCTTTATCATCTCTAGCAAGCAGCTTCAGCATCTGTTGGGTAGACGCTAAGTGTACGTTCTCGTCCCTAGCAATGAACTTAATAATCTTAGCATTGCCTTCCATCTTCTTGAGTTCTGCAAAAGCCCAACTACATGCAAACGAAACATAAAATCTGATTCCTTCTAACGCGTTGACAGCATTGAGTGCCATCCACAGGTTTTGCTTGTTGGGTCGCTTGATCAGATCATCATAGTACTTACTAATATCCTTCGCACAGTCTACAATCTCTTCAATGTCAAGCAAATTATCAAATACTTCGCTTGGGTCATTATATATGTTCCTAATAATATGTGTATATGAACGAGAATGAATAGTCTCGCTAAATGTCCATGTGACTAACCAATTCTCGAGCTCAGGTAACGAGCACACAGGCATGAACGCTTCTGCTGGAGCTCTGCCTTGTACGCTATCAAGAAGGATCTGTCGCTTTAGATTGGAGGTAAAGATGTGTTGCTCATGCACAGTTAAAGATCGAAAGTCTTTGATGTCTTTGCCGATATCTACTTCTTGTGGTAGCCAAAAGAACCCCAATTGCTTTTCTGTCAGCTTGTCAAAAGTTGAGTATCGGATGTTTTCGTATCTTGCAATATTGACAGGTGCTCCAAAGAACATAGGCTGTACAGTATTGTCAACTTTGTTGGTGTCGAAAACAGATCTCATTTTATCTCCTAGAGTTTACACGACTCGCAATCATCATCGTCTAACGGAAGCGACTGCTCGTAGTATGGGTGTGCTGCTGGCTCCATCTCATCGGTGGCACCATCGTATGTGTTAAAGTAGTATAGTTGCTTACCACCGTACTTGTAAAACATAACTAAGTGTTGCATCATCACACTCAAAGGGATCTTCTCCTCATCGAAATGCTGAGGATTGTAAGACGTGTTCACACTAATGCCTTGATCGATGTACTTCTGAAGTACAGCCATAATCTTCAAGTACCCATCTGGACTCTTCTGGTCCCATAGAAGATCGTACTTGTTTTTCAATCTACGGTACTCTGGTACTACTTGCTTGAGTATACCATCCTTGGATTGCTTAATGGATACAAAGCTACGAGGTGGTTCGATACCGTTCGTAGCGTTACTTATCTGACTGGAGGTCTCGGATGGCATCAAAGCCATCAGGGTGCTATTACGAATACCAGACGTCGACAATTGATCTCGTAATCCACTCCAGTCCATTCGCTCACGGTGACCAATCAGCTCATCCACTTCTTTTTTGTACGTCTCGTTCGGAGTGATACCCATACCATACTTCGTTTGTTCTAGTGAGGGACATGCACCTTTCTCGCTAGC